CGAGCCAACGCTTAGCGTCAAATACAAACCTGTACTTGCTAAAATACCTTCGCCGGGGACGAGGACATACGTAGAGTTAGCTACCGTTTGGCTTGTAATGTCCATCGTGAACAAGACTTCGCCCGTGGCGCTACCATCACGAATTTCTAATGTGCAAGCAGTGCTTACGGCTGGCGTAACAATGAAGCCTTTTAGCCGTGTACGCCCTGCATAATATGACCCAGCGGTACTGCGGTGCGCTGACTTAACGTCGGTTTGCATCATAATTAATCTCCTGTAAAACGGGGGCCGAAGCCCCCAAGATCAATTAAGCAGACGCTGGGAACTGCAAACCAGTAGAGTCGGCAACCACGTACATGATTGTGTACTGCACAGTACCTGCGGTCACCGCTGCAACAGTTGGAGTCATTGTGGCAACCACTTTAACGTCTGTAGCGCCGATACCAATACCGTTGGGGGATGTAGTAGAAGCTGCACCACACCATGCGCCCAATTTAGCAGCGGCATTGCTGACGGCTGCACGACCCGCAGTAGTTACGTCAGTAGCAGCCCAATACAAAGCGGCGGTAGTGCCGTCGCCAATGGACACGTTTGCGGCAGTTGAACCTGTAAATGCGACAGTGGTGTCGATCAGGATGTCAACGATTTGAGCGCCAGCAGGCAGTACGCAGATGGTGTCGGTAGTCGCGGAAGCGGCCTGACCTGTGTAGTTTTTCTTGAATGTTTGCGAGACAACGGTTGCACCGCAGTTCTCAATATTACCAACCGTTGTGCCCGTTGTGTTGCGGACAGTACCGAGCAGCCAAGGGCCGAGGTGAGTTGCGAATCCCATGATGTCATTCCTTCATGCGTTAAGGTGTATCAATCTTGCATGTAAGTCAGCCGGGACTGTTTGATACACCGGAAAGCCCGGAGTAAGAGCAATATATCAGGAATTGGTGGGGGGTGCAAGAAGCTTGTTGGATTTCTTCAGATTTTCTTCTTGGGTGGTCACGCGTAAGTTCCAAGGGACATGGAGCCCACAAACAGTCTCACCTTGTAGTGGGATGATGTGGTCTACAACGTACTGTTCGCCAGTGGTCTGGGTCATAGTGATGGCAACCTGATAAAGCTGCCGGATTTCCAATTTTTGCTTCCGCGTAATCCAAGGTGGGGTGGCGTCACGAAACCGACGACGGCGAAAACTTGTAAGCGTTTTGTATAGGTCGGGGTTACTTTGCTTGTACTTACTCTTGTACGCTTGTTTTTCTGCTGTGGGTCGCGCTTGTGCGCGGGCAATGACTTGCGCACGGTTTTTTTCGTAATACCGCTGTTTAGCCTCTTCCCCCGCATCTGACTTGTTGTACTGCCTGAAATACTCAACGCGAATGGTGTTGCCGCGCTCCCATTCAACCTTTAAGCACTCAATGCACGCGCCTTTGGTTTTGCGGGGGGCTATGTGCCCGTGCTTGCACGGCTCTCCCGTAAAGTAGTACTTAGCTTCGGTGGCTTTGGCTTCGGAGCGGGTTTTAGGTAGTTTGGTAGTGTCCATGATGTTTCCTATGTTACGACACAGGTAATGTAGCACAGTTTTAACCGAGCCGCAATAGGCAAAGAAAAAGGGAGCCGAAGCTCCCTTTTTTGTAGCAACCAACCTAGGCTGGCTGCGGGTTTGCTTAGGACGAACCCGGAGAACCGAAAACTCCAAGCGGATCCGACCATCCAAAGCTGTAGCGTTCGCGGGACTTGTACCTCACGTTACCGGTATCAAAATCCCCATCCATTGAGTTTGCCAAAGGCGAACGCACAAAGTGCTTCAGACCGTTAGGCACGTCAGTGGTCAGATACCAACCAGTGGTGTCGGTCAAGAAGTGGTTGATCGCATAGCCTTCAGGGATTGAACCGTTGCTCTTCAACGCATTGATATCGTTGTCGGTAGTGCCAACACGCAGGCTGGTTTCCAACAGACGGGTAGCAACGAATTGCAGAGCCGGGGGAACAATCATCTTTTTGGGCTTGGCAGCGATCAGCAAACCACGCTCATCCGTCCAAGCAGCGATCTGAATGACGGCGGCTTCCAAAGAAGTCTCGTTCAAATCAGCGCCAACTGAGGGGCGGTTAGAGTTGGTACCACCGTTGACCAGCGGGTGGGCAGTGGAAAACAAAGCAACGCCGTCGCCACCGGGGTAAGCCGCAGAGAAACCGTTGTTGATAACGGCAGCGCCCTTGACTTGCTTGGTGTACGCCATCGCACGAGCCAGACCCTTGGTGTAACGAGCAGACAGCGAGTCATACAAGTTATCTTCCACGGCCTCTTCAGTGATGGAGAAGCCTAGAGCAATGGTTTCGTGGTTGTAGCGAGTCGTCCATGCTTCCTGTGCGTTGTCATAAGCGATGGCAGAACCCTCGTTTTTGACTGGTGCAGCAGAGAAACCGGACAGCTTGGTTTCCTCTTCAAACGAACGCTCAGAAGATTCCACTTCGTAGAGTTCTTTGTGCTCCTCGCCGTAGCGAGAATACTCAAGGCCAAACAAGGCATTGAGGCCGGGGAGCAGTTCTTTAAGTAGTTGTGCGCGTGAAATAGCCATGATTTATGCTCCTTAAGCAATGCTGGTGGCAGCGTAATACTGATGCTGACCAAAGTTAATCTTGACCAGAATTTCCGGGTACTGCATCAACACAATAGTCGTGTTGAGTGTAGCAACAGGAGCTTGATTCAAAATAAACGAAGTAGCGCCAGCGGCAGCGGCGGTGTCAACAAACGAACCCGAAGAAACGTATTGGCCGTTTGAGTCCAGCGATCCAACATCAGTACCAACTGGCAATGCAAACGGCAGGGCCGAGCAAGTGACAGTAGCAGTAGAAATGCTGGTATACGTTACAGTTCCAAGCGTAACAGCCGTATCAGTCACCAAGCCAAGCACGCGAACGGGCAGGGCTGCGGTGGTAGCAGGCGTATCACTTGGGGCCAAGATTGCGTTCTTGGAATTGCCAGTTGCAGTGCTGCCGGTGTTGTTGATCATAGCCAGATTCTGGCCGATCATAGCGCGAGCGCCAGAAGCAACAGCAGTAGTAGCAGAGCAAACAACACCCTTAAACACTTGGTCAGGATCATCAGCAACAATAGCTACCATATCGCCAGAAGCCGTATTCGCAGGGTAGTACTGCGAGAAGGTCAACTGCTTGGTAAGCGGGTTGGTATAACGGCAACCCAAAAAGATGCCGGTTTGATTGCCTGCCGTGCCGGTAGACACAGACAGACGCACAACTTCACCACGAGACAACCCTACGTAATCACCGTAGAAGATTGCTGTGCCGTAGTTGTTAGTCATGGGGTACTCACGAGTAGAACCCGCAAATACCTGACCTCCGATCAAATTGATCGGTTTTAGCCCGTAGGGGCTATCAATAACGGGATAAGCCATTTAAGACTCCTTAAAAATTAAGAACCAGAACCAAACGTCACTTTTGTCGATTTTTCTGAAAATTTCGACATCCGTGGATCGTTATCTCGAAGAAAATTATTGTCTACTGACTCCATCTGAGCTTTGTTCTGATTAGCGTAATAAGCAGAACGCTGTTTCAGAAACTCTTCCGGAATACGGCAAAGCAATAGTCCGCCTACTTCGACGTTGCCTTTAAAACGTCCTTCAGTAGAAGCGTGCACCAATAGCTCAGGATAGTCCTCTGCCTTGCAGGGCTCATACCCCTCGCGTAACTTAGCAGAAGTATTACTTGGATCAGCTTGTCCCATCATGCTAATACGAATCCAGCGATGATCCCAACCCGGACGTTTATCCGGCGATGGCAGCGTTTCTGGAGGACGCCAAGCAGTAGGGCGTGTAAAAAATTCACGACCATCCAGTTCACGAACCAGACGATTTTGAGTTTTGTCCAAAGTCTTTTCCATTTTTAACCTCTATTAAGTAAAGCAACCTGTTTCGCGTATTGTTCTGGGGTCACCCCAAGTCGCCGGGCAATGGCTACTTCGGATGCCTTTAACCGAATACGGTTAGGTGGTGTGCTGCGGGTAGCTGGAGCTACAACCGAAGCTGGTTTTGTTGCACGGACGGGGGTGTAATCCTCCTCCGGTTCAGAAACTTTTTTAGAAGGAGTTTCATCATCCTCATGGCTCTGGGAGTCCGAAAAACTCTCAGGAAAACGCTTTCGCATTGTTTTGTCAATGGTCTCAAAGTAGTCTTTGGAACCAATATAGTCAGCACCATACTGCCTTTGTAGCTTTCTGTCAAGTCCTGATGCTGCAGCAGTCATTTCTTCGTCTTTGCCCCACCAGTCTGAGTTGTCTTCTAGCCACTTAGCAGTACGTGGTGCAAGTTGCGGCGGAGCGTTTTGCGGTTGCTCCGGTATAAACCTATTGGTTTCGGCTGGGATAGGCTGCATATTCTCAGCCTTGTCCAATCTCAACGTAGCTTTGGCAATTCTGGTCTGCGCTGCAGCAATAAGGTCAGGGTCCCCAGCCTCATAGGCTTCTTTGTACCCACGTTCAGCAGCCGCCAAGTCACTTTCTGCAGAGGTTTTGTTCTGCGCAATAAATGCTTGGCTTCCTGTAGAAAGCTGTTGCTGTAGGCGTTTGTTGTCTTCAAACACTTGTTTTGCAAAGGTCTCCGCAGCTTGGCGCTCACGGATAGCCTCTTCTTTTGCTCGGCGCTCGTCGTGGTACCCACGAGTGAACTTCTTGATCCGTGCCTGTACCTTCTCGTCGTACGAAGCAAGCTCGTCTTCAGAAGCATCTTCAGGCGGGGGCGCAGCTTTGCGATTGCGGTCTTCCGGTGGCGTGTCGTTCTCAATCTCGATTACAACCCCGCCATCACCTGCTTCAGTATCTACGGGTTTACCCTTAGCCTCAGCTTCCTTTTCGTCGGGAAACTTGAATTCGTCTTGTCCAAATCTAGCCATTATTTACTCCTTATGCAGCGCGGGTGATTCCACGCGGATCGTCAACTGTTGCTTCAACCGAGTCATCGTTGATGATTCGGAATTCGCGGCCATGAATCTTCAAACGAGTACCGGAATTTGGTCGGCAAATAATAAAATCGCCTTCCACGCACGATGGCCCATTGGGGAAACGAGTTGCGTCTTTGTACGCATCAGGCCCAAGTTTCACTACAAATAGCACTGGGGTCAGCACCTCTTCGTAGTGCATAGTCTTCGAGTCCTTGATAATTCCCACAGAACTCTCTGCAAACTCCTCCATAGCCTCTGGGACTACGCAAAGAACGTGAAAGGTTTTGGGGTCAGGCAACTGTTTTGCTTTTTCCTCGGCACCCTTATTCAGGATACCGGAGAGGTCCACTGCAGTGATATCAAATTCACTCATCTTCAGATTTCTCCATACGTTGCACGAGGTCGTTTAGGATAGATTCTGCATGGCTCAGACCCCGGATGATCCCGCAGATGTGCCGGTATTCAGGGTAGTCCCCTGCTCTCCCAGCGGAAAGAAAACTCGCTTGCTCACTACGCAATTTGTCTATCTCTCGGGCAATGAACCCGAGCAAGCGATGTTGATCCATTATTTAGTTTCCTTAGTGGATTTTGGTTGTTGTTGTTGCTGCATACGTTGTTGAGCTTGCTGGCGTTGTTGGTGAGCCAACTGCGATTGGTGCTTCGACATATCCACGCGCAAGCGGGCGGTATCTGTTTCTTGCTGTTTAGCCACCCGATCTCGTGCAGTAGCTGAATTAGCCGCAATCTGCATACGCGCAATCTCCTTCTGAGCCTCAATGCGGGCCTGTTCGATAGTTAGTTGCGCAGCCTTAGCATTAGCGTCGGCATTCTGTTTCTGGGCTTTAAGCTGCAATTCCTGCTGCTTGATCTGCAGTTCCTGTTGTTGCATTTGTACAACAGGGTCTTGTTGCTGTTGCTGCGCTGCTTGTTGTTTCGCTTCCTGCTGGTTCTGCTGCAGTAGTTTCTGCGATGCCTGCGCTGCCATCATTGCAATACGATCAGCAAGTTCTGGAGTGACCTCTTTGTTCTGCTCCTTAGTCGGTAACGGTAAGCCCATCTCCATCTCAACCTGCTTGCGGTACTCAAATGCAATATGCTCATTTATGTGAGCCATAGCTGCCGCCATGATTGCCGGTGCTTGGGGATTCATCTGCATCAACTGCTGAATCTTGGGGTCCTGCATCGCCGCTTGGTGCACTGCAATATGCGCTTGGTGATTCTGCTCAATGAACGCCTTGACCGGCTTGCCTGTGAGAACGTCTTGGTTCTCCTGCACGGGGTCCACTGGAACTGCATCGTCTTCAGTAGGCACAAGTTTTGCTGCGTTCTTGACCCCCAAAATCTCAATCATCTGGCGATGCAATAGGGGGAGGTCATACAACTGGGGTGCTGACTGAGCCAACTGCAGAACTGCCTGATACTGCACAACTTTCT